TCTAGAATCAAAATGAATGAGTGTTTGATTTACAACAACCAAACACTTTCAGAAGCTAAAGTTAAAGAAGTACAGAATGTTTTAAATGCTTCTCAAAATTGTTATGACTTAAATGATGTCACAGACAATTTAGTATTGTGGTATGATGCAGGTAATACGTCTTCTTACCCAGGATCAGGAACTGCTATTACAGATTTATCAGTAGCAGGAGCAAACGGAACCTTACAAAATGGGACAGCTTATTCATCAGCAGATGGTGGAAAATTTGTATTGGATGGTACAAATGATTGGATAAATACTACAGGAACAACTGTTTACCCTTGGTTCGTAGGAGGTGGAGATTATTCTATTGAGGTGTGGGTGAAGTTTTCAAATGCCAACCATAGTGCAAGAATCATGGGTAATAGAAATTCTAGCACTGGGGTAATGATGTCTTCAATTGCAGGGACAATTGAGGTTAACGGAAACATTACAGCAAGTAAGAAATTATCATTTGCCATAACAAACGTTGGTGCATCAAGAGCTCAGTGGATGTACACCACAAATGATGTTATAGATGGAAATTGGAAGCATTTTGTGTTTACTAGAATATCAAGAGATTTAAAGGTTTATGTAAATGGCGTGAGTCAATCAATGACAGCTGTCAATACAGTGGGTTCTCCAAGTGATATTTACATAAACAGCGAACGAACTTGGAGAGTAGCAGATGCTGGAGAAGGAACTGGAGGTCAAGGTGCATTTGATATTTCTATAATACGATTGTATAAATGTGAACTGAATCAATCTCAAGTGACACGAAATTTTAACCTAGAAAAATCAAGATACGGACTATGATGTACTTAAGAATAAATCAAGATGGGTCCATTAGGTATCCATACAACTTGGAAGAACTTCGAAGTGAAAATCCTAATACATCTTTCTTTGATGTTATACCTATAGAGACGTTGTTGAATTACAATGTTCATGTCGTATATCCTGTAGGAAGAGGAAGTGACTACACCAAAAATTACACTGAGGGAACTCCTCAATTAATCAATGGTCAATATTTCCAGAATTGGATTGTCACTGATGCTACGCAAGAAGAAATTGAAGAAAGATTAGATGTTCAGTGGAATCAAATAAAATTAATTCGAAATCAATATCTTTCTCAATCAGATTGGACTCAGTTGCAAGATTCTCCATTAACAATAGAAGAAAAAAATAAATGGATGATTTACAGACAAAATTTAAGAAACGTAATTAACCAAAATAATCCATTTGATATTATTTGGCCGACAGTTCCAGCCAATAAATGAATCATGTAAATAATTAGATTTTGATTAAATTTGAATACATATAATTCTAAAAATCAACAACAGTGAAATGTCTACTTTAAGAAAATTAATATCTGATGTGCGATCTATGCACAAACTCTTATCCACAGATAGCTCAATTACTGATAGAGCAATAGGTTCTGAGGTTAGAAATAATTCATTACTGTTGATAAAAAGAGAAACAAATCTTAGAAAGCTTTGGGCTACTGATACACTTTTTACAACAATCCCATGTCTTGAATTGTGCGAAGTTCCAATTTCAGAATGTTGTGATTATGTAGATGAATGCACGGTAGCAAGATCTACACATAAACTTCCTAAAATATCTGAAGGAAACTACCAATACGTTATTCAAGGTGTGTATTCAATAAATGCACTATCTGGAAAAGGTAAGAAAGTAAAAGAAATAACTATCAATAGATACCTTAATTTATTGAAACTTCCTGTAATTAAAAAAGAAGAGTATTTCTGGATTTCAAATGATTATATTTACGTTAGTAATCCATCCCTACAAGCTATTAGATTGGTAGCACTCTTTGAAGGAGATATACCAAATAATGTTATGTATCCTGATTGTGGTTGCGGAACTCCTAACTACACTACGGATCAACTCTGTAAAAATCCTCTAGATAAAGAATTTTCATTACCTGGATATCTTGAAAAGCAAGTGTTAGACTTAGTCTCACAAAAGCTTTTACAAACATATTTCAACCTGAAAACTGATATGACAGATGATGGAATTGATGGTCAATCACCAAACTCTCCACAATTTAGATGAGAACAGCAGTAGATTGGAGAAGTGGTTCGAGAGATAATTATCTAGATTTTAAAACTAAGAATCCTGATATCAATCTACTATATGATGATTGGAAAAAAATTATATACGGATTCAATTACATGTTTGCTGAACACATTCTTGAAACTGGTGAGAAGATTAAACTTCCGTCTGGTTTAGGAGAGTTTGCAATTAATAAAAGAAAAAGAAAAAAAGTAAAGGTTGCTGATGGTAAAGAATATGTAAACTTAGCTATTGATTGGAAAAAAACTAGAGAGAAGGGAAAGTATATTTATAATTTCAATTATCATACAGAAGGGTATTTCTTTGGATGGATATGGTTTAAACATTTAGCAACTACAAGATTTAAGTATTCTGATTTATGGTATTTTAAACCATCAAGAAATAATTCAAGATTGTTGAATCATTATTTGAAAGTTGACGAGAAATACCAGCATACATACGCAACGTGGTTAATTAATTAGAAATGTCATACTATTATAAATATCAATTCGTAAGTCCAGATTCAATCTACGCTACAGTAAAGGAAGAGTTGAAAAGCTACTTTGATACTGGTGCAGTGGATGATTTATTATTTCCAACCTATTTAGATAAATGTCTAAGAAAGTTAGGAAGGGCCACTTACGTTATTTCTGAATCAGCATTAATCATTGAAGACTTCCAAGCAAGACTTCCAGATAATTTTCATGCTGTACGTGAAGCGTGGATGTGTACACAAATCAATGGTTTTCCATATCAATCAGCTAATTCTTTCTATTCACAAGCTGCTACACAGACAACTATTCAAGTGTCACCTTTAACAATCCAAGGGAACGCTTGTAACAATCCTTCTTGCAACGAACCTCTTTGTGATGGAACTTGTATGCCTGAATTAATTCAAGCTGTTTACAAGACGAATAATGAGGTTTCTATGACATACCAGAAAGAGTATCTTCTTAAACCTGGTAATATATCTGCTAGAAGTCATTGTGATGTCAGTTATACAAATGCTTGGAATGCTGATGAAAATCTTGCGCCAATAAATAATTCTACTCCAGGAGCATCTTCATATGATTCATTTGATATTAGAGATAATAAATTTGTAACCAATTTTAGAAATGGAATTGTCCATTTTATTTTTTATGCTCAAGATTATGATAATCTTGGAAATCAATTAATTCCTGACAACTATCGTGTAAGAGAATATTTAGAACATTTTATCAAGTATAAAGTATTTGAGATTTTAACAAATCAAACTAATGATGAAACGTTTAATCAATTGATGCAAAAGTTAAATTATTATAAAAGCTTATCGGATGAAGCATTTATAATGGCTGATATGGAGTTGAGAAAACAAGACCCATATACAAAACAGCAAAGGATTAAGCAAGGTTTGAACAGGTTTCAGATGTACGAGCTTCCAAACAGAACCAATCGTTACGGAAGAAGAAGAAATAATTAATACTTATGGCTGAGCAAGAAGAAAGTAATGTAAAGCAGGAGTTTAATAATGCTACAACTGGACTGAATTTAGATCAAACACTCAATCAAATTCAAAAAGGTAAGCTTACTTACGCACTCAATGCTGCTGTTGAAAACTTTGATTCAAATTCTGTTAATTATCAAAATGAGTTGGGGAATGAATTTTGTGTAAAATTCCCAGAAAGTTTTGTACTAATTGGAGATCATTTCATTGTTGAGCAGAATAAGCATATATTTTATATTACTAATCCATTAACTGGAGACAGTCAAATTGGATATATGGAAAACAACGATTGTCAATATCGTGTGTTAGTGAATTCTCCTTGCCTAAACTTTGACATAAACCATCCCATTCATAAGACTGTACACAGAATTACTAATTGTAGTACAGAAATTTATTGGACAGATGGTGTTAATCCAAGAAGATATTTAGACATTAATGATATTCCAAAGATATTAAGATCGGGAAGTCCATTGTGTAGTCCTATTTACACAGATGATGTAGATTGTAATCAATTAAAACTTCAGCCAAATTTCAATATTCCTATTTTGGAAGTTGTTGACGTTGTTAGTGGGGGTAATCTTATAGCAGGAACTTATCAATTTGTTATACAATATTCTGATCCATCTGGTAATCCATTCACATCATATTACTCAGTTACCAATCCTACACCGATTGCTGATGAGTTTGTTACAAGTCCTAATTTTAACTACCCAGTAGGTAAGTCAATAATTGTCAACATTGCTAATCTTGATGTAACAGGACAGTTTGATTATTATAATCTAGCTGTTATAAAGACAATTAATGCAATATCCTCTGTAGATTTAGTTGGTACATTTTTTATTGACAACACTTCAAATCAACTAACGTACACAGGTCAATCAATAATCCAACTTGCAATTGGTGATATTTTTGAAAAGTTTCCATATTATGAAATAGCTCAAGACATTACTGTTGTTCAAGACGTATTAGTTTGGGATCAACTTACATCTATTGATAGAATCAATTATCAAGATATTGCAAACAAAATAACTCTTCAGTGGGAATCTTATAGAATACCTGCAACAGAAAATTATGCTGATGAGATAAATGCAACTAACCTTCGAGGATATCTTCGTGATGAAGTTTATTCTTTTGAAATTGTATTTCTTTTAAAGAATGGAAAACAGACAGACGGTTTCCACATTCCAGGAAAGGTAATATCCACGTATGAGCAGCTTTTTCCAAGAATACCTGCTAGTAATCCAGACTTTGTAGGTGAACCAAATCCTGATACAAATGATGCTCCGTATTGGAAAATATACAACACAGCAACTGTATCTGGATTCTCACCACAATATTCACCAAACAAATCTTACAAAGGTCCATATCAATATGGTGAATTTTCTTATTGGGAATCTGTAGAAGAATACCCATGTAATGCTGACGTGTGGGGAGAATTAGCTGGACAAA